GACTCCAACGAGAATCGAACTCGTGATTCGACCTTGAGAGGGCAATTTTATAAATTTCTTTCCTTTATTTCAACGATTTTATACCGCCTTTGCAAAATAATTTTGTAAAAAATATGTATATAATTCACATTCTAATATTGTTTTGGTGGCGAAATTGGTGGCGAAGTTTTATTTAATAGCAAGATACTTCATTGATACATAGTTTTGTAGCTACTTTTTGCAATAAAAAAAGACCAGGGATTTCTCCCTGGCTTAATCGCTATTTAAGATATTTAGTTGCTACGTATCCAGTAGTTGTTTTGTATTTAACCTTCGTCCATGAAGTTCCTTTTTTAACTACTTCTACCTTAATTCCTTTCGGAATCTTTCCAAGCTCTTTTGATTTCGCATTTGCAGCGCTCCTGATCGTAAGAGGATCTTTCTTCGTATTTACTGTTGCATACGTTTTTTTCTTTGTGGCTTTCTTTTTAACCGCTGTAAGAAAAAGCTTTCGTTCTGCTTTTCTTCTCCTGGTTAATCCATTTAATACTTTTCCGCCAGCTTTATTGTACTTGAGCATCTTTGATGCAATCGCTGTTCGTGATCTCGTTCCGTTTGCAGTCAACGCATCAATACTTCCGATGTTGTATGCAAAACTTACTAATGCGTCAATCTCGTTCTGATTCCATTTATACTTGTTGTTATACTTCATAACTTTCGGCAGATATTTTTTATTTAATGCTTTTTCAAGCCAGTTATCCGCTGTTTTTTCCGTAATCTTAAGCCCAGCTTGCACTGTTACTTTTGTAATCGCCTTATCTGCATTTGTTATTCCGTAACCGATCGTCCAGACTCCGACTTCATCTTTGTAAGATTTTAGGTATAATCCTTCAAACTCTTTTACAAGTTTAATACATTTTTTGCTTACTGTTGCCATATTTATTCATCTCCCTTATCTGTGTCTTCCAGGATGTCTGCTTTGTTTTCCACTTGTGATCTGATATTTTTCACAAGTGGCTCTAAAAACGCTGGGATCTTTCCTCCTGCGTCTTTAATATTTTCCAAAATCGAAATAATCTCATTGCAATCAATCCAGACTGCCACAATGCACGCAACCAGGAAGGTAAACGGTAATGCTATTCCCATCATGCTAGTCGCATATACAAGCAATTGGTCAACGATTGCCCCAACAACTACAAGCAGCCACATGCATACTTTTTTAAAAATCCCTCGAATTGATTTATAAGAATTTATGTCTTCGGCCCTGTACTTGCTGGCAATCAGTCCTGTAATGTAGTCAACAATGTTACATAGAACCATTAAGTATACTGGGACTGCTAACACTCCAAGTAATGATGATAAAAAGGCAACTATCGCTGTAAGCATGATTTTAATATTGTTCGCCTGTTCCATTTTCTTCATTTCCCTCACTTTCCTTTCTTGGGTTAGAAAATTATTATTTACTGCATAAAAATAAGACCTCTGCGGGTCTTGCTCTGATACTGTTCATTTTTTTGCTCCTATTGTTCTAATTGTTTTAATACTTCTGATCTAAATTCTTCTGGGATATTAACGCCATAGGTTATGTCGTTTAATCTATTTACATCCTCGATCGAATTGATATAGATTTGCAGCGAATTCAAATATACTCTGTGATACATCACGTGCTTGTCCATTGCTTCTTTCAGTTTCAAGATATCTTCTTTACTAAATATCGTGTCAACCTCATTGTCTGCATGATATGGCAATAATGTATCGCCAGCATTCGCACGTGCTGCAAGTAAATTTATATATGTCTGATTTTGCTCTGTAAATGAAAAATGACCTTTGACTGCGTTTAATTCAAGGTCTAATCCTATTGTTATGATCTGATTGCATTCATTGGTCATTTCTTTTATTTTTCCAGATCTTATAAATTCAAGATCCTTTGTATTTTCTTTTTTCTTTTCTGTATCATTGGATACTTCCTGCTCCTGGTTAAGTGCCGTGATGATCCCATCATAAATACTCTTGGATGTTATTTCTTCCAGAATTACAGTTTCGTAGTCCCCTGCTTCTTTTGGCATATCATCCCAGTCTTTTACGTGGTAGATTCTAATACCATTTCTTTGTATAATTCCTTGCGGATTATCATCTTTATTACATCTTAAAAACATTTTTGCATTTTGATCATATTTTACATATTGTAATTGTTCATATGCATCAATGATTTTTCCATTTTTTACTGCCTTATACATAGTCTTTCCTTTCCGAAAAGGTTAGAGTACAATTCTTCCATGTTTTTGATTGTATAATATGCGTTAAAATGTCTTGCGTATGATCTCCAACTCTGAAAAGCACTCCACGCATCCTTTTCTGTCATTCTTCCAGCCTCACAGAATTTCTTTAACTTCTTTAGTTTTCTCCTTTCTCTTGTTACACTTTTCTTGTAAATTTTCTTTACAATCTTTCCTGATGGTGTCAAGAAGAATCTTCCTTTCAACCATGTAAAACCATGACTAAGTTTTACTATTTGAGTCTTTTTGTCATTCAGAATAATTCCAAGTTTTTTACATTCCTCTTTTATGACATTCAGGCATTGTTTTAAATATTTTTTATCTGGATGAATCAAATAGCCATCATCCATATATCTACCATAATATTTCACTTTTAGTTCTTCTTTAATCAAATGATCCAATTTATTACATGATGCAAGTGCTAGTGTTTGGCTGATCTGTGATCCAAGTCCAAGCCCTTTGTTTCCTTGAAAGCAATCAATAAAATGATTTATCAAATCAATAGTCCTTTGATCTTTAAATGATTTTTGAACGATTTCTTTAATCACATCATGTGATACATTATCAAAAAACTTGCTAAAATCAAATAACAAAATATAGCCATCTGTGCAATATTTTCTATAATGATATTGTAAATGTCTAATCATACGATTCATAGCAAAATGATATCCTTTGTTTTTGATTGATGCTCCATTGTCATAGATAAAGCTTCCTTCAATCACTGGTACTAACGCGTGATCGCAAAGGCACCTTTGAACAATGCGTTCTTCAATCTTCACGCTTTTAATCTTCCGCTTTTTCCCTCTTTCAAATAAATCAAATTCACAGAATCCTTTGCTTCTAAATTTTCCATTCATCAATTCTTTTCTCGTTTGATAAACATTTAACGGTGCTTGTACGATGTATTTTTGTGTTGATGCCTTCCATCCAACATTTCTTCTACATCGAATATAAGATTTATAAAGATTTTCATAAGAAAAAAGCTCATTAAAAGAAAGAAGCTTTTTCTTTTTCTTAACTTCTCTTCTTTCTTTTCTTCTTTTATATCTTACTTCTTTTCTCTCTTCGCTCGTCATATTTACCTCTTATTCATTTGTACAGATATAATCCTGATTTTCCGCATATCTGCATAGCGATACTGGGAATGAAACGGAAGATTATCAGGCAACTTCCGCCATGCAAGCAGCGTCCTCCCAATCGCATCAAATGTTATATTTACCTTTTTAGGAAGGTCATATTCTCCTTCTATCTTCTATTCTCACTGCTTTCGCCTTGTGGTTACTTGGTCTGAAAAAATAGAATCCAACGCACACGCCATAGCCGCCGGTAGCATTATTACTATTGATATTACCATTGTTATTGACATTGCGAAAAGACACCGCACCGCCTGCATCCGCAGACCTCAGTGTCACACAGAATATAACCTGTTTTTAATTATTTTAAGAATTTTTGAAATCTTTTTCTGTCTTTTGTCATAGCACCTTTAATCAAATTAATCTGAGTTGCTATTAACTCTGACCATTCTTCTAAAACCTTCGTTTCAAAATGTATTAATTCATATGCAACCTCAATCTGTGATACTAAATTTTGACATTCCACATATGCTTTTAAGAAAAACTCTCTTCTTATTTGAACTTCTCTTGCATTTGTCGGATAAATGCTGTTTGCCTTTTTGGTGTTTGCATATATTTGCGTTGCAGCATCTGCAAGATGTTGTCCCAAATAAAATGTATACCTTTTAGGAATTGTATTTACACAACGCCTAATTGTATATATTTCAAGCTTTCTTGCGTTATTTAAAAACTCCATTTCTGAAAGTCCTCTTTGGCTTTTGATCACGCTCATTACTTCATCCTCCATGTGTCAGTATATCATATTTTTGTTTTTGAATCGACCGCCTTACGGCGGTTGATATATTGACTGCTTTTTTTCTGCCGGGACATAGCCCGGCAGATAATCTGATTAAACCGAGAAG